ATTAATAATCTAACTAAATGAAAAAGAAGTGTCATAAGTGTAAGGAAAAGGAAAGGAGCCCAGCATCTCAGCCGAGGCGGCGGTGTTCTGAGCCTGGCTGTGTCGAATTAGTTGGCCCCGGGGTTCGGTTTTGTCCCCCCCATCTTCGATCAAATCCAAGTGTGGATCGATCCGAGTATCATCGTTCGAATGGTTACTTCTATTCTTCGGCTGCTTGGCGGCGATTCCGAATCTGGTTTCTTCGACGTCATCCTCTCTGTGTTGGTGGAAGTTGCACGGCCCCCGGCACCCAGGTCGATCACATCAAACCAATCGCTGAAGGAGGTGAACGATTTGACGAATCAAATTGTCAGTCACTCTGCGCTAGCTGCCACTCGAAAAAAACTCAAAGCGAGCAAGGTCGATCAGTTCGAGGCTCAGCTCGGAGGGAGGGGGGGGGCAAAACCTGCGGTGCAGATCGTGTCCTACCGTCTGTCCAGTTAAAAAAATCCGTGCGCAAGTTTTGGGAAGATGGGGTTACCGATCCCGCGAATTTGAGCGTGGGGGGTTCTGGATCGGATCAAAATGGCTCGAAAATGACGCTTATGACAGATGGTTACGATTGCCCGGGGGGCGTGGGGGGAGATGGCTTATGATTCCAAAGTTTGAAATAGTGAAAGTGAGTGAGCTGCGTGAATATGAGCGCAATGCTCGGACGCATCCGAAAAAGCAAATTGCGGAGTTGTGCTCTGCGATTACTGAGTGGGGTTTTACGAATCCGATTTTGATTGATGCGTCGGGAATGATTGCGGCTGGGCATGGCCGGTTGATCGCGGCTAAGAAGCTGGGCATGGATGAGGTGCCTTGTATTCGGTTGGGGCATTTGAGTGAGACTCAGATTCGGGCTTTGATCTTGGCGGACAATCGGATCGCTGAGGGCTCGGGTTGGGATATGAAGCTGCTTAAGGCTGAGCTGTCTGATTTGATGGATCTTGGTTACAATGTTGAGCTGACTGGTTTTGATCCGGATGACTTTTTCCGGGACGATGAGAATGTTGAATTTGATCAGATGCCTGACTTGCCGCCTGGGGAAGTTGCGGCGCTCGATGAGAAGTGGGCTGTTCAGACTGGTGATTTGTATTTGATCGATGGGCACCGGTTGATTTGTGGTGACTCGACTTCGGCGGTGGATGTGAAGCGCTTGGCGGGTGGTGAGTTGGTGGATCTGCTGCTGACTGATCCGCCATATAATGTGGATTACCAGGGGGGCGGCGCTGAGAAGCTGACGATTAAGAATGATAAGAAATCGGATAAGAATTTTCGGGCTTTTCTTGTGGATGCTTTCCGGGCTGCTGATTCGGTGTTGAAGCCGGGCGGTGTTTTCTACATTTGGCATGCGGATTCTGAGGAATTGAATTTCCGCCTGGCTGCGGATGCGGCTGGTTGGAAGATTCGTCAGTGCCTGGTGTGGGTGAAAAACTCGCTTGTCCTGGGGCGACAAGACCACCAGTGGAAACATGAGCCGTGTCTTTATGGCTGGAAGCATCAGCCTTGTCTCTATGGGTGGAAGGATAAGGGGGCGCATCTCTGGCTGGCGGATCGGGCGCAGACTACTGTGCTCGAATTCGATAAGCCGCGCAGGAATAATCTGCATCCGACGATGAAGCCGGTGGAGTTGATGGCTTACCAAATCACGAATAGTTGCCCGCGTGGGGGCGTGATTTGGGACTCATTTGGCGGGTCTGGGTCGACGATGTTGGCGGCTAATAATTTGAACCGGCGCTGTTTTGCGATGGAGTTGGATCCGAAATATTGCGCTGTGATTCTTGAGCGTATGACTGAGCTAGGTTGCTCGGTGCGAAAGGAGGCGACGCATGGGTAAGCGCGGGCCAGTGGGGAAACCGTCCGTAATTAAGGCGCTCGAGGGGAATCCTGGGAAGCGGGCCGCGAATCCGAATGAGCCTAAGCCGGAGAATTTGACGAATCTGAAGCCGCCGTCTTTTTTGCCGTCTGCGGCTAAACGTGAATGGAAGCGCGTGGTGATGCAGCTGGCTGGCTTGGGTCTGATCTCGGATCTGGATGTGATGGCGTTGGCGGCGTATTGCAATGCCTACTCGACCTGGTTGGATGCGATTAAGAAAATCAAAGAGACCGGCATGCTTGTGCGGTCCCCGAATGGCTACCCTATGCCCTCGCCTTACGTTAAAATTCAGCGTGATGCGCAGGCTGAAATGATGGGCTGGTTGAAGGAATTTGGTATGACGCCTGCAGCGCGGACTCGGGTCTCGGGTGGGCCGGATGAAGAGGAGGATGATCCATTTGCAGCTTTGGCTAAACGGGCGGCGAGTAATCGCTCGGGTGGATCTGGGGGCGCTATATGAGTTCGGAGGGTTCATTGCAGGTTAGTCTTCCGGATCCGGTGACGGATTATGCGCGGGGTGTGCTCGATGGTGAGATTGTTGCGGGGCCGTATGTAATTTGGGCTTGTGAACGGCACATGCGGGATCTTGAGCGCGATGATATTTATTTTGATTTGGAGGCTGTGTCGGTGCACCTCGATTTCTTCTCGTTGCTAAAGCATTGGAAGGGCCGGTGGGCTGGTCAGCCGATCGAACTGCAACCGTGGCAACAATTCATTCAGGGTTCGATCTTCGGTTGGAAGCGATGCGATGATGGTTATCGGCGTTTCCGGGAGGCGTATGTTGAAGTGCCACGAAAAAACGGAAAGACTACGATCGGTGGTGGCACTGCGATTTACGGTTTGGCTTTGGATGGCGAGCCCGGTGCGGAGATTTACGCGGTGGCCACTCAGCGGGCGCAGGCTAAGATTCTTTGGACGGATGCTAAAAAGATGATTCTCAAATCGCCGTTTCTCTCGAAGCGCATTAATTGCTACGTGGCAAATATTTCTATGCCTTCGACGGATTCGAAGTTCGAGGCATTGGGTCGAAACTCTGAGAACTTGGACGGTTTAAATCCTCATTTTGCATGTGTTGATGAGCTGCATGCCTGGGAGGATCCTTTGCTGTGGTCGCAGATTGAAGATGCGATGGGATCTCGTGATCAGCCGTTGATTTATTCGATCACGACTGCAGGCACGAATCCGGAGTCTATTTGCATGGAGAAGCATGAGCATGCGATCTCGGTGTTAGATCCTGCTGAAGAGGATTACGACGAAGACGAGCTGTTTGTCTATATGGCGGCGGTCTCTGATAAGAAAGCAATCGACGATCCTCTGCAGTGGGCGATGGCAAATCCCAACCTGGGGGTTTCGAAGCCGGTTGACTACATGCGACGTCAATACCAGAAGGCGCTCAAGCTGCCGAGTCGTATGACCGATTTCAAGGTGAAGCAGCTGAATATTTGGGCGCATGCTGCTGAGGTCTGGCTGGACAAGGAGCAATGGGATCGTGCCCGGGACGATTCGCTTGATCTGGCTGCGTTCACTGCTGAGAAGTGCTATCTCGGGGTTGATCTTGCTGAGGTCAATGACATGTCCGCTTTGATTGCTTTGTTCCCTTTCTCCGATGGCATCTGGCGATGCTTTGCCTGGTATTGGTGCCCGGAGGAGGATATCCTGGGGCGGTCTAAGATGGACAAGGTGCCTTATCCTGATTGGGAGCGTCTGGGGTATTTGGTGAAGACGCCAGGTGAAGCGACTGATTTTGATTTCATTGAGGCGCAGATTCGCGAGCTGATCGAGCAGCTCGAAGTGAAGGAGCTGCTGTATGACCGCTGGAAATCGGCCTCTGTGGTGCAGAATCTAGTGCGTGACGAAGTGGTGACGTGTGTGCCGTATGGTCAGGGATTCAAGGATGCTTCACCCGCGCTGAAGGAAATTGAACGGCGATTGCTGAATAAGAAGATACGATTTCCGAAGAATCCGATTCTCTCTTGGAATGCTTCGAATGCTGTGATCGCTCGGGATCCGGCGGGCAATATCAAGCTACTGAAGAAGTCGACTCGTAAGCGCATCGATGGGTTGTCCGCGCTGGCGAATGCGGTAGGTGGTGCGATGCTGAATAATGAAACTGATGAGGGATCGGTGTATGAGGATCGGGGGATTATTGAGCTATGAATGACTTACTTTATCAGAAAGAATTGGCGGCTCGGATACGTAAATCTCGGACATTTGTTTGTGCGATGAAGAAGGCGGGATTCGAGATGCCTGGTGGCACGGCCACGGTGGAAGAAGCGCGGGCATGGCTCCGGGCGAATCCTAAATTTTCTTGCACCGATTACGTGAAGGGGCGCTCGGGATCTCCGGAGCTCAAGTCGATCGATGTTAATTTTTCTTAGAACGTTAAGCCTAGCCGCCGCCCTAACCAATCAAAGACATGAACGAAACGAAAAACACTGAATCAGAAATAAACTCGGACGCGGTAAGCGGTCGGATACGGCGACTTGTTCTCTCTCTTAATTATTAACGCATGAAAACCGAAAACTTAGACCTCCGGAATATGGACTGCATGGAACTCATGGCAGAATACCCGGACGATCACTTCGACCTTGCCGTGGTCGATCCGCCCTATGGCATCGGATGGGATGGGGAAAGCTCTATGGCTGACAATGACAGCGGCAAATGGAGCGGGGCAAAGGGCGTGGGATACGAGAGGAAAGATTGGGACAGAGTAAGACCTGACCGGAAATACTTTAAGGAGGTGGGCAGAGTGGCAAAAGATGTGATTATATGGGGCGGCAATTACTTCGCGGATATGCTCCCACCATCCGGCGGATGGATCGTGTGGGAGAAGGGTGTGCCAGATACAATGACGCTATCACAGGCGGAGCTGGCTTACGTGAGTTGCAGGGACTCGGTAAAGGTCTGCAAAATCCTTTGGGCGGGCTTCCGCAAGTGCGAAGAAGGGAAGCGAATCCACCCCACACAGAAGCCAGTAAAACTCTATGACTGGATCTATGCAAACTATGCTACGGAGGGAATGAAGATACTAGACACCCATCTCGGCAGCGCATCGAGCGCGATAGCCGCCCACTATGCAGGAATGCACCTGACAGGCTCAGAGTTAGACGAGGACTATTTCAATGCCGCTTGCGAGAGGGTAGAACGTGAAACCCGCCAGACTACATTATTCTAGAGAACAAGTTGCTCTGGCATGGAGCGAAGCGGAATTGACCAGAAGCGTCTAGTTAGGCTTGTTGCGCCATCAAATTGCCTAAATAAAAAAAATACACATAATGTGTAAATAATAGTTGACGAGATACACGAAACGTGTATGTTTGTTTGTAGATCAGAGGGACAAACCTAATGACTATAAAACTAAAGCGAGATTATCAAAATGAGCACTAAATACACAAATATTGACGGAGTGGCAACATGGAAGACGGGTGTTGATTCTATTCAAATCAAGGGCGACACTGGGACTGTTTCAGAAATATTAGCAGACTGGAAAAATACTAAACTAATGGGGGTTGATTCGCTACAACAATGGAGCGAGTCAGATGAAGATGTAACCATATTTATCATATACAAAAATAGTTCAAGCGTCGCATTGGCGACTGATATTGGATCTGCAATTGAAATGGCGTTAAAATTAGTTGCTGAAAATGAGTAATCTAAAACTAACATCCGAAGCTCTAGCCAAATGGCTAGGGCTTTTGCCGACACTGCCAGAGATTGCGAGAGAGTCAGGAATCGACCCTGCAAGGCTAAAGAATCTAAAACACGGGCGGGTGAAATCGCTGACGGATGAGGAGTTAGACGCTGTGAAATCTGCGCTTGCGGCTCGTGGTTTTTCTCTGCCTAACTCCTAGGACTGGCACGGAGTGAGGAACGAACGGAGTTGACCAGCTCCGCCATGTTCTGCCCTCACTGGCGCTCAATCTACCCGAATAAAAGATTTACACTAAAAAGTGTAAACATTGCTTGCAATGTGCGCTTTTTGGTGTAGGTTGTAGATAGATCAGAGGGACAAACCCAATGACGAAACGAAAACGAGAAACAATACAATGAACAAGATCAGCCTAAAAAACGCCCTAGAAAAAGCACTTATCGCACAGTTTGAAGAAGACAGCACAATGAACCCTGCGATTGTCTACGAGAATGGCGAGTTCAACTACGAGTCAGCACTGCATGGTGCTACAGTAATCATCGACCTTCAAGGAGGCTGCGGTGCGTTCTGCATCGAATCTGAATCAGATTCTGAAATCGTAGCAGAGCAGTGGCTCAATTGGTGCGAGGATGACGTTGAAGATCAAATCTCTGAAATCGAAGATGGAGCCTAATCGTTTAACATCTGAGGGGCTAGCCGAGAGGCTAGCTCTGCTTAACGCCTCGGCGGTCTGTGATCGTGCGGGGGTAGACTATAACAGGCTCAAGGGCTGGAAGTTGGGGCGGGTTAAAACGCTGTCCGATGAGGAGCTGCAACGGCTGGCCGAGGTGCTCGGATTCATCGGGGGATTTCAGCAGAACTTGAAGTTACACTAGGCAAGCGATTAAGCGGGGTTATTTTGTTTAATTGTGCAGGGTTGTGCAAAGTTGTGCAGGGTTGAACATTTGACCGATTGCGGGCGGATGCTGAGTGTTTGACGATGGGTGTATGCCACTTGCACCGCACCTCGAAGACCTTAACGCCTGGGGGCACTCGCGTGCCCGGGTTGAGGTGCGAAAGTCTTTGAAGGATGGCGCGGTGCCGGATGCGCAGGCTGAGTCTTTGGAGACGCAGTGGATTAATTCGCTTTTGTTTGGGGCGGGATCGGCGGCGGGTATCGCTGTGACGCCTGCTAAGGCGATGGGTGTGGCGACTGTTTACGCGTGTGTGTCTGTGTTGGCTCGCTCGGTGGCCTCGCTGCCGTTGCACGTGTATGAGCGTATGCCGGATGGCTCGCGTGAGTTGGCGGTGGATCACCCGCTGTATGATTTGCTGCATAGCTCACCTAATGATGATATGACGAGTCTGGATTGCCGTATGGCGATGCAGGCGAATCTTTCTTTGCGGCAAAATGCTTACGCGGTGATTGGCCGTGCTCGTGGTTCGGATCGAGTGATTGATATTACGCCCGTCGAGAATCACGAAGTGGAACCGATGCGCGATCGTGCGACGGGGCAATTGTTTTATAAGGTCAAGGGCGATGCGCTCTTTGCTAACGAGGTGTTGCACCTGAAGGGCTTGAGTTTTAACGGGCTGGTTGCGCCTGACATGATTGGCGAGGTGCGTGATGTGCTCGGCTTGGCCTTGGCGCTTGATCGCAATGCAGCTTCGTTTTTCAAAAATGGTTCTTTCCCGGGGGGCTTTCTTTCGCACCCAGGCAAGCTAAGTAAAGAGGCCGCCGAGCGGATGCGGGTCTCGTTTGAGGATCAGACCGGCGGGGCGAACTCTTACCGTCTTAAGGTCCTGGAAGAGGGCTTGCAGTATATTCAGGGCCGCATGGCGAATAAGGATGCTCAGATGGATGAATCTCGTGAGCGTCAGGCTAAGGAGATTGCGCGCATTTTTGGCGTGCAGGGGCACAAGGTCGGCATCGTCGATAATCAACCGCGTGCTAATGTGGAGCAGGACAATATTTCATTCGTGGTCGATACGCTCCGCCCTCTGCTGATCAACTGGGAGCAGGCGATGAACGCCAAGTTGCTAAGCCGTGCGCATCGCCGCCGTTTCTATGTCGAGTTCAATATCGCCGGGCTTCTGCGCGGCGATGCTAAGGCTCGCTTCGAGACTTACGATATCGGGATCCGCAACGGGATTTTTAACCCCAACGAATGCCGCCGCATGGAGAACATGAATCCACGCGATGGCGGCGATGCGTTCCTGCAGCCGATGAACATGACGACGAATGCTCAACCCACTTTGACCGATGCCACAGATTAAAAAAGATTCTAAGAACCGGGAGGTTCGTTTTATACCGCTTGATGACCTCGAGGTGCGCGGCGAAGGCGATGAAGCTAAGATCGTGTTCGGCATGGCCGCCCCTTACGAGCGTCAGACCGATCTCGGCTATTTTAAAGAGACGTTTGCGCGTGGTGCTTTTAAGGCGGGCATCGATGAGAAGCGCGATGCTTTCGCGCTCTTTCATCATGATTTTGCCAACGTGCTAGGTCGCACCGGGGCAGGCACGCTGAAGCTCGAAGATCGCGCCGATGGCGTGCATTACGAGCTCGATATGCCAGACACCGCCCTGGGGCGCGATTTGCTGGTATCGATTCGCCGTAAGGATATCGAGGGCGTCTCTGTGTCCTGGCCTTACGATTCGGTCAAGGATGAATGGGACCATAGCAAAGACCCACCCGAGCGCCGCATCCTTGAAGCCGAGCTGGTGGAGATGTCGATCACCGCCATCCCTGCCTATACCGACACTACACTAGCCGAGCGCAGTCTTGATGCCGCTCGCGAAGAATTTCAAACCGCCCACGCGAACGCGCAAGCGAACGAAAACCAACCTGTAGCACCTAGTGTGCGGACACTCCGTCTGCGTGCCCGGCAGCTGCAATAAACCACAGAAAATAAAAAACCGTATCCACACTATGAATACATTCTATGCAATTCTGTTCGCGTTTTTCGGCGCGGGCATCTTACGTCTCCAGCTCGGCATCGTCGATGGAGATCAACAACGGGGCAGCTCTCTTGAGGAGTTGACCGAGTCTCGCTCGAAGAAGCTAAAGAGCCTCAACGCGATTCTAGACGATCCGCAGGGTAAGCACGATTCCGACGATTCCAGCTCTGAGAAGCGCTGGAAGAAAGGCGACGCGACTGGTGACCTCACTGCAGATCAGCTCAAAGAGCACGATGTGCTCGCCAATGAGATTCGCGCTCTGGATAGCCGCATCCGCCGCGCTCGCGATGCTGAAGACCGCAACGCAGAGCAGAAAGAGCTTGAGCGTCGCAGTCTGCTACGTGGCACTCCTCGCATTGTTGGTGACCCCGCTAATCGTGGGCTCTCCGAAGGTGAGCAGCGCGATGTCTCTCAGTTTACGCTAGCCCGCGCTTGCCGTGGCCTAGTCGCTCGAATTAATGGCAAAGGCGATCTTGACGGCGTCGAACTCGAAATGGCGCAAGAAGGCGAAAGCGAAGCCCGCGCTTCTGGTATCGAAGTCAAAGACGGCGGCATCATGATTTCCCGCATGGCTCTCAGCGAGCAGCGTGATCTCACTGTGACCGGTGGCACTGGTGGCAATCAAGGCGGCATGACCGTGCAGACGAATAAGGGCAACTTGCTCGATTCGCTTTTTGATTCGCTCAATGTGCGCAGTCTCGGTGCGACGGTTTATGATGGCCTTGTCGGTAATCTCGACATCACTCGCATGGTCGATGGCACTGCCCCGGCAGGCAAGAGCGAGAACGCGCAGAGCGAAGAGTATGCGCCCACGATGGCGGATCTCAATCTCTCGCCTAACCGGCTGCCGACTTTTGTCGATGTGAGCAAGCAGCTCTTTATCCAATCCGCAGAGCGTAGCCTGCAGAGTTTCCTTGAGCGCCACATCGTGAGCAAACTCTCGGTCGTAATGGAACGGGCGTTTATCAACGGCACTGGCACAAACGAAGCCGAGGGCATTTTGCAAACTTCCGGTATCGGAGCTGTGCTCGGTGGCACCAACGGCCTTGCGGCTGCCTGGTCGCACATCGTCAAGCTGGTGGAAGAAGTCGACGTGGATAATGCTCTGGTTGGTAATCTCGCTTATTACACCAATCCCAAAGTGGTGAGTAAGCTCAAGCGCACGCCGCTCGCAGTCGATGGCTCTGGCGATGCGCTCGACTCGATGTTTATCCTTCCTCAAAGCGACGGCGGTAAGCTTAACGATTACAACTATCGCCGCTCCAACGCGGTGCCTAGCAACTTGACCAAGGGCACTGCCGATGCCGTCGCCTCTGCGATCATCTTCGGCAACTGGATCGATTACGTGATCGCGCAGTGGGCTGGTATCGAGCTATTGGCCGATCCATTCACTCAGGCCGGTCTTGGTAAGAACCGCATCCACGCGGCTGTCTATTACGACGGCGGTGTGCAGCGCCCTGCAAGCTTCGCAGCGATGCAAGACGCGCTCACTGATTAATCCTTTTCGTAGGGGGTAATTAGAAAACGAGAAAGCCCGGCGGTTTGTGTAGCACCGCTTATCGAAGCGCCGGGCTCTTTTTCTGAAAGTCAAAATCCAATCAATTAAAATTCTAAATATAAAATTGTTATGAAAGTAATCATCACTCGAAACACCTTTGCCAAGGGCAAGGCATATGCAGCCAGCGACAAGCCGCAAGAGCTGTCTAAGGAGGATGCCTCCAATCTAATCCTTTGCGGTAAAGCAAAGATCGCTGAGCCCGCCAAGAAAGCACCCGCTAAGGGTTACGACAAGTAAGCCGCAAGGCTCATCTATATCCTGAGCCCGTCGAAGGGCTTTTTTATAAGTTTGTTATTGTTAGTCAAAGTCCTGGGGTTGGGGCGCGTTTTGATATTCCTGCCCCGCTCCAGGCACCACTTTTTAAGAAAAGCTGAAGCTGTTGAAACCGTGACTCTTTTCCACTTTCCAATTTTCCGCTTTCCAATTTTCAATCCATGAACGTCACACGAACAACCGAGCCGACCATCGATCCGCTTACCTTGGCAGCAGCCAAGGCACATTTGCGCGTGGTCGATTTCGAGGATGACGACGTCTATATCGCTACGCTCATTTCTGTCGCGCGCCGTGCTGTCGAGGATATGACCGGGCGCACGTTGATCGATACCATCTTTACGCAAACGATGCGCGATTGGTATCCTTGTGTGAATCTGCTGCGTGGTAATGCACACGCCATCGTGTCGATCAAGTATGATGATGCCGCTGGTGATGAGCAGACTGTCGATGCGGCAGAGTATGGCATTCAGCCGCATGGCGATGGCTGTGCGTTCGCCGCGTTTTATAATGAGTTCACCGATCCCGATTTAGTTGATCGGCCATACGTCGACCGCATTCGGATCCAATTTACCGCAGGCTATGGCAACGTGATCGATGCAGATGCGCTTGCCGCTGCCGTGATCGCAGATGCAGATGCAGGGGAAGAGGATGGGACTGCAGTCGATACGCTACATCGCGAGGCCGTGCCTCAGTCGCTCCGTCAAGCGGTGCTGTATTTGGTGCAGCACTTCTACGACAACCGCTCACCTGTCGGCATTAACGTTAATCTAAACAAGATGCCCTTCACCGTCGAGGCGCTCTGCAGTGCTTATAAAATCTATAACTGAAACCGCGCATAAAATGAAGCATCTTTTAATTCTATTTTTCAGCATTTCCGTTTTTCAGCTTTCCGCTTTTTCGCAGACGACTAGCACGATCCTGGGGCTGACGGATGCTACCACAATCTCTGCGGATGATAAGGTTTGGCTGGCCGATGTTGACGGTGCGACCGCTGATGTCGACGCCACCCTGGAGCAGATCGTCTCTCCGTTTGCGGCGGACCCGTCGAGCAACTCGGCATTTGATCCGGTGGAGTGGGCGGCTGATCTGAATATCACCTCTGCCTGGGGAGATGTAACTGGCACGCCGATCACGATTTCGGGGTATGGTATCACAGATGCGTATACGCGAAGCGAGGTGGATGCATCGTTTGCTTTGGTGCTTTACCCGGGGGCCGACGTATCGTCGTTGTTTAATGACCTTGGCTATATTGATGGCTCTACGTTGGATGGTTCGAGTGTTGATTCGGGTGTGGTGAGAGAGTCTTACATTGATGCGTCGATCACTCGTGATGCTGAGTTAAGCGCGGCGATCACCAGTCAATCCTTTAAGTCTGGCGTGCGTTTTCTCTCGGATGGCTCTGCTGAGTTTGCCGGTGGGATGTGCGATTTCGGCTTTAACGATTTTAGCTTCATCTTTCAGTTGCGGCTCGATGATTATACGCCGAGTGCGGCGGGTGAGTTAATCGCGACGCACTCGTCGGGTGATAATCGTTTGAGCGTCACTGTTGAGTCGGATGGCGACTGGCGCTTGTCGTTTACTGACAGCGGGTCGACTTTGGCGGTTTACGACATTACGCCAGCCTCGTCGCTTGTGGACGGTGTCGCGTATCTGGTGGCATTGACGTGCGCACGCGGTGGCGATGCCACGCTGTATATCGCTGGCAATAGTGCGGGTAGTGTGGATATTAGTGCATCGAGTGTGGTCTCCCTTGGCGATTCGAACGTCACGCAAGGTGCTTTGTTTTCGGGTGAGTTGGCTGGGTCATTTGGTAAGTTATTAGTTTGTAACTTTGAGTTGTCCGCAGGCGAAGTGTTGGAGGTGTCATCGGCGGGCCCGATGGTGTGGCTTGGGTTAGATCCTAATCTGCTTCAGGCCGGTGCTACAGGGCCGACGTCTAGTGTGTATTTTAAATTGAGCGGCAGTGGGACTGTGTCGAACGGCACGATTTCGAGCTTCGATTTGGATGCTGGCGCGTCGGGGCTCGCGACGAATCATCTTGGCTCATTTGCGATTAATTCGGGGCAGACTGTGCGGGCTAATATTACAATCTCTGGAGATTTGGATAACGGAAATGTGGTTTTAGTGTCCGGGGCGAATCTCAGCGAGTATGTGTTGTTGCAGGTCGGGACGGTGGATTACTTAATCACTGCGCCGACTGATCTCCCCTATGGTGACTTGCGATTCACTTCGCTAAGTTCTTCGGATGGTATGTCGGTCGTCGTTAATAGCGTTGAGTTTGTTGGCGTGACTGCGGCCTTGCCGTGTGACGAGGGGCTCGGATATCAGTTGCGCGACACAAGTGATGCGGCGTATGATATGCTGCTCTCAACGTCGGGGGTGGCTCATTTGCGCACTAAGACTGAGGGTTATGTCCGTGATTTTTCGGTCGATGCTTACAGTGGAGGCGCGGGAAATGCTGAGTTAGTTTCATCGACGCGCAATGTGCTCCCTGCCGGTGCGATCCTTACTGCTGCGATCGTGCGTAATAACACCGGCACGATTACGGGTGGTTTGTTAGATCTTAAGCGCTCATCGCGGTCAGCTTACAATGTGATCGGCGATAACGGGCAGGGCTTATCTGGAGGGCAGCAAGCGCTTATCGTCGCTAACGAGGGGGTGCAGTCTTCGGCTTATCTCAATGTTGCGCTTGATGGCTCGGGCGATCCTGACGCCACCTCTGTCGATATCCGTGTTAACTACAAAGTGATTAAATAATTTCTATGAAACTTTTAAACAGCATCCTAATCGCTCTAGTGTTAGGGCAAGTTGTGGCATCGGCTAGATTTGAATTCGCCGACCTTAATCATGTTCTCTCCTTTGGCCAATCCAACGCTCAAGGCTACAATCAAGGCCAAGGTGCGCCGATCTCAACGGCTCAGCCTTATCACAATATCACATTTACCCCGTTTACTATGCGGCTGTATGCGCAAGACGGCACCGAGATTGCCGATGCGACATCCACCGCTGGCATGACTTATGCAGATGTGTCTGCTAGTGGGCTGCGTGCCCCGTGGGAAAATAACTATTTAGCGCAACTGATTGGTGGTGCGAATACCTATTGGGCTCCCAATGGGCAAAGGGCCGAGGTTTGGAATTATAACGATTATGTGATCAAACTCGCGGCCTGTGATTTTAGGCCTCTAACCGAGGCATACGAGCCTGTTGAGGCGGTCGAGCATTCGGAGTCGATTGTGTCCTCTCTCTGTAACGAGCTCACTGCTCTCACTGGCGCTCGCTATGTCGGCAGTTGTGCTGGCTTAGGCGGTGCGAATATCGACATGCTTACGGTTAAGCCGAGTCAGGGAGTGCCCGATGGATATTCCTTTGCAAACACTGTCGATCTGTCGGTCTATGATGCGAGCCTGTCGGGTTGGTATTCGAGCGGCGCATTTGCCTCGGTCTTAGCTCAAGTTCGCCGAGCGAAAGAGTTGTCCGATGATCGTGGGCTCACTTACAAGGTCGCAGCGATCTGCTGGATACAGGGAGAGAGCAATAACGGCGGCGGTGGTTATGATGCAAAACTGTTGCTGATCGTTGATAGTCTCAACGCTTGTATTAAGGCGATCACCGGGCAATCGGATGACGTTAATGTGTTTTGCGAATCGATTACCTACAACGATATTGAGACCGGGCATTATGCAATCGACGACGAGGTAATGGCCGCTGTTGCGTCAGATTCGCGACTCCATCTTGTGCAGCCGCGATATCAGTTTAACACGGACGTCCACCATTCGCCAGCGTCGACAATCTCGCGAGGATTTACGTATGCCGAAGCGATTTATAAGGTGCTGCACGGCAGATCATGGACACCGTTGCAACCGAGTAGCCACACGATTGATGGCAACGATATTTATCTACATTTTGCAGTGCAGCATCCCCCGCTTCAATTTGCGATGCCAGCTAGCAATAGCCAAACTCAGCCACTATTAACAATTATCGAGCATGGTGGTTTTAGTGTCCTAAATAGTGCATCGGCTGAGATCCTCACCGCAGCTACTTTAGATGGGCCCTCTACGATCAAACTTAGTTGCTCGGAGTCGCCGATTGGTGGTCAGATCGACTACGGGCAGACTGGAGAGGTTGGCGGGGCCATGGGCGGCGGCACCGGCACGCGGCTGCGCGGGTCGCTTTGCGATACCAATCCGCGCAAGACACTGACCCGCCTCAGCGGCGAATCCTACGAAACCAACAACTATTCCGTGCTTTTTACGCGCTCACTTTAATCGTATCCACCGCCCGAATACAAAAAACTAAATGATCGAATATCTCCAAACGCTCGCAGTTCGTTTCCCGCTCTCGACGATTTTTAGCTCGCTCGGCTTCGGCACCGTCACGGGTGTGTCCGGGCTGCAAGCGGCTGACATTGTAGCCGCCCTGGTTCTCAAGATCGTGTCGATCATTGCCCTCACTCTCACCGCTGCAGTCAGTGTGCAAACTCTGACACAGCGAGCGCGTAAGCGCGTCGAAGTAACCACTAAAAATCCAAACGAAACGTTATGAAAAATAAAGCACTCATCATCTTTCTCGCTGCGAGCCTTTCGCTCGTCGGCTTATTTGCCTGCACAGGTTGCGCGACTGGTGCAGATACTAATTACCAGCTCGACGAGATCACGTATCGAGACTCTACACCATTCGTCGCCGAAGATGGCACGATCCTCGAAGAGACCACCGATCTCACGATGCGCTACAATCAAGAGCGCAACTTTGCCACGCTCTCTGTCGTGGTCGATGGCACGCTTAATTGGGAGCCTGAAATTGCGAAGTTTGGTCAAGCCGAGGGCGACCGCTCCGGGGGCTTTTATCTCTACGCCGAAGGCTACACCACCACCGTGAATAATCAGGCCGTAGCCGATCAGACCGCTGGCGATACCGCGCAGCTGGAGACCACGACTGATGCCGCCGCCGATATCACGGGCAGCGTGACCGAGGGAATTGTCGAAGGGCTCATCCCCGCCGTCTTTGAGTAGCTGATTTTAAATCTCTCAGCTCTCAAGTCTCCTATCTCAAGTCTCTTTCCCTTATGTCCAAGAACATCACAAAATCCAAGACCGCGCAGGGTGCGATCATTCAATTGATCCTCACCGTGCTGTTAATTGTTTTCCGCGTCGACGTCGCTGATGTCGATATCGAGACCGCCACCGTGGCAGTCGCTGCCCTGGTAAGCTTTGGCTATACGATCTACGGACGAGCCAAAGCGAAGGGGCCAGTCACCTTTGGCGACGACTGACGATGACCGCCCCCGGCACAGTTGCTGATACGCACCCCGAGATCCACGCGATGCTCGCAGAGTATTATCAGCAACTTGCCGATTATCACACAGCCAAAGCACGCGAGCCTTTAGCCATTTTACCAATTCCCGAAAAACCGCACTCCTAATGTTTTCACCTCAAGTCTCAGCTCTCCGACCTCAGCTCTCTTAACAAATGAACCCCGGCACCTTAGATCGTAAGATACAAATCCAGCGCCAGCTGGACGGCCTCCCTATGGTCACCGCCGATGGCACGATCATGACGACTGCCGACGGTGAGCAGATGATTACTGGTTCGCGCAAGGGTCGTTTCGGTGCAGAGCTCAGCGCCTGGGGATTATGGCATGAGCGCATGGCCAGCAAGAAATCAAAGTCAGGCTCTGAAGAGGTTGAGGCTGGTCGCGAGATCGGTCGGCAGGTAGTGCGCTTTCGGATGCGCTACACAGCGGGGCTCGCACTCACTGATCGCATCGTGTGCGACGAATTGGCTTACGACATTATCGACGTCGAAGAAATCGGGCGTCGCATTTTACAGGACGTCCACTGCGTCCTTCACTCCAACACCCGCCCCGCATGAACGACGAAGTAAAAGTTGATATGCGTGGCATCGATGAGATGGCTAAAAACCTCGAGAAGCTCGGCACTCGGATCGCCAAGCGCGGCCCCGCTGCAGCTGTGCGTGCCGGTAGCTCGGTGATCATTAAAGAGATCCGCCGCCGTGCGCCCAAAGAGACCGGAGCGCTCAAGAAATCGATCGGTCAAAAGGTCAAAAACTATCGCCGTAATAAGACCGTCACTAGCATTCTTGGTGCTCGGTCGAAGCGCTACGCCACCGCCAAGGGCAATCGTAACCCAGCCTACTATGCGCACTTGCAAGAGCTCGGCGTCAAGCCGCACCGCACGGGCAAGAAGAAATCCTTCTACCGTCGTGGCGCTGGCATGCACCCCGGGGTTAAGGCCAATCCATTTATGCGTCCTGGTTGGGATGCCGCCGCCCCGCGTGCGGTCGACGCCGTGGTCGATAAGATGACGGAAGTCTTCGACAAAGAATCCAGAGCTTTAGCTGTCAAATGAGTGCATTTTTAGAAACCTTAGCTAGCTATCAAGCGAGCCAGATTGCTGATCTCCTCGCGATCATCGGCACGCGGATCTATCCGGTAGAGGCCCCCCAAGAGGTCGAGGCTCCCTATGCGGTCTTTACTCAGATTAGCGGGGGCACGGATGTCAACCATGGCGGTCGCTCCGGATGGGGATCAATGCGCGTGCAGTATGATTTTTATGCCTACAAGTTTCACGAAACGCACGATGCAGCTGATGCGCTCGGTGATGCATTTGAGGGCAAGTCTGTGCAGATAGCAGAGGGCACTGAGGTGTGTTTCTGCAAGGTCGAGACCGAGTTCGATCACGAGCCAGATGAAGAGCGAATTTACCGCAGGACAATCGACCTGCTCTTTGAATACCAAATCACGTAAACCAAAATAGAAAGAGAAAATCACCATGGCAAAAAAAGGCTTCGGCACTAAATTCCAATACACGACTGACGGCGGAACCACCTGGACGGATGTCGGCGAAATTATCGACGTTAGCCCCCCTGCTCCTAGCAAGGACGTGATCGACACTACGCACCACGGGTCTGTTGCTGGCACTCGCACAAAGATGGGCGGTCTGGTCGATCCTGGGCAAAGCTCAATTGAGGTGCAGTTCGACACCGAAAACGCCACGCACCAAGAATTGCAAACCCGGGCCAACAGTGCGCACGAAGAACCGGAAAATTACCGTATTGTTTACCCGGCGGGCACGATTACCGAGTTCGACGCTGTCTGCACTGGTTGCAGCCCTGTCGTGCCGATGGAGGATAAGCTCACGCAGACTTACTCGTTTGATAACTCGGGCGTGATTGATTACGACGCGTCTTAATCTCAGGCGATCACTCACTAAATAAAACGTAACTAAAAACTGAATACATATCATGCCAAAGAAAAAAACAGCCATTAAACGCGCTCGCAATAAGCCCGGCGCACGCACTCAAAACAAAGCCAGTGGTGCACCCATTTTCTTTTATTACAAAGGCGCTCGTTATGAGCTCAAGATTGTTAACTCGGTGATTCGCCGCTTCCGAAAACTTGCGGGCGATGTCGAAGACGATGTTGAGCTGAGCGAAGACGAGGCAACGGGCCGCATGTATTATCTGCTTATGGCTGTGCTCAAGTTGCACGGTAATTGGGAAGAGCATGAGGACAGCTTCGAGTCTTTGGTGACCCTAGCGCCGAAGTTTGCGCAGGCGATGGAGCGTTTTAAGAGCGGGGGTAATGTGCCGGGGGAGCCAGTTGGTGGCAATGTGTCGCCGTCGCGCAGATCCGATACGGTTTAACTGTCGCTGAGTATGGCGATGCCACCGATCCGCAAATAGAGGCGTTGCAAAAGGTTTTCGAATCTGAAGAGCGGCGCAAGGATTGGCGAACCGCCCAGCTCTGTGCGGCTATGTATAACTGCCAACCGCAGGATCCTAAAAAGCCGCGCCAGTGGGTAAGCCCTGAAAAGTTTATGCCGAAAGAATACCCGGATACTCAAGAAGCATTGGAGGCCAAGCTCGGCCTCTTCGAGCAAGCAATGGGTGCTCGCGTCGTCAAATCATCTCCTAACTCCTAATTCTCTAAACTATGGCCACAAAAATCGGTTCCCTCTTTGGCGACGTCTCTCTGCGCACTGCGCAGTTGGATAAAGACATCAAGTCTGTCGGTAAAATGCTGGGCAAGCTGGGTAAAAGTATGCAGTCGATCGGTAAGGATCTGACGCGTAAAATTACCGCGCCTTTAGTCGGCATTGGCGTGGCCGCTCTGGTTAGTTTCGGGAGTTTCCAGAAGGGCATGAATGAAGTGAAGTCCCTCATGCCTGATCTCAATCAGGGAGAGTTCGTGCAACTCCAGCGGGATGTGCGCGATCTCTCCGTCGAGATGGGGGTCAATGCCGTCGACTCAGTTGGAGCATTGTATCAAGCCATCTCCGCTGGTGTGCCTAAGGGCAACGCTATCGAATTTTTAAGCACGGCCACCAAGACCGGCATTGCGGGTCTGTCGGATACCACGACGGCAGTCGATACGCTCACCTCGATTCTCAACGCCTATAAGCGAGGCGCAGAAGATGCCGAGGATGTAGCCGATGCACTCTTTACCACCGTTCGTTTAGGTAAGACGAATTTCACCGAGATCGGCAGCACGATTTCAGCCGTGGCACCTTTGGCCGCCGCGATGAATGTGCCGCTCGAGGAGATCACTGGAGCGCTGGCAACGCTTACGAAGTCGGGTGTTCCCACCTCGCAAGCCATCACTCAGATCCGCGCCTCGCTGATCGCCCTGCAAAAGCCCACCGAAGGCATGCAGGATGCGATCCGCAACTTAGGCTTTGGCGATGGTCAAGCCTTGCTCGATTCGAAGGGTTATCTCGGTGCACTGCAGGCGCTCCGTATGGAGAGTGGGCTCAGTGCGAGTGCGCTGACTGAGGCGTTTGGTCGTGTTGAAGGTTACATGGCGCTGCTTAGTCAGACAGGGCAAAACTTCGATGGTGCGGTTGATGATCTTCGTGCGATGACTGATGCCAGTGGTGCAATGAGTGCCGCTTTTAAAACAAATAATGAGGGGGTGATTCGTAGTTTTGAAAAATCTTTGGCCATCATTCGCGAGGTCGGTTTCGCAATCGCAGAGCAGCTCGCGCCGTATGTCACGCAAGCCGCAGAAGAGTTTAAAGCCTGGTATGAGGAGAATAAGGCCAGCATCCCTGGTTGGATTGATCTCGGCCTTAAGATCGCGGGGGTCGCTGCGGTGGTCGGGCCGTTGCTCGTCGTCGTCGGTCAACTGATGGTGATCCTTTCCAGCGCAGCTACTTGGTGGATTGCGCTCGGTGTCGCCGTCGCAGGTGTGGCGATCAAGTTCGACCTGGTGCGCGAAATGGGCGAGGCCCTTGGTCAGTTGATCGCCGATATTTTTATCAATGGCAGTATCACCGCCGCCATCGGTAGCTTCCTTGGTTTGCTCGGTGAGGTGATCGAGACCTTCACCGGCATTCAATTCTCAGCCGAGAGGGTGCGCTCCGATGTGATCAAGGTGTTTAATTCGATTGGTAGAGCGATCGACGGCGTGGTCGGCAAGCTCAAGAACATGTGGAAGCTGTTTGGTAAAGTCACTGGAGCTACTGCAGCGGGAGAAGCTATTGGTAATCTGATTTCAGGCATCGCCTTCCGCGCCGATGGAGGCCCCGTCTCTAGTGGCTCTCCGTATATCGTAGGCGAGCGTGGCCCCGAACTATTCGTGCCGAAATACAGCGGCAGTATCGTGCCGAATCACGCGATGGGCGGCGGTGGTGGGCAGACCATCAACATGACGTTTAATGGCGTCGGTATGGAGATTCAGAGCTTCATCAAAAACAATCGCGGAGCCCTCGAGCGCATCGCCGTGCAGGCCGTCCAAGAAAACAACCTCCGCACTGTCTAAGGTTAAATTCCTAATTCTTAATTCCTAATTCAAAGTTATGCTTTTCCCCATCACACTCCCTTCCGCTCCGCGTCCGCGTGAGATGTCCTGGCGTCAGGTCAGCCGCGTGGCCGTCGCTAGCTCGCCATTTACCGGGCAGGCTCAAGTGTATGCGCACCCTGGGCAATGGTGGGAGATCAATGCAGATCTGCCGCCGCTCAATCAGGCGCAGTCAGGCGAGTGGGCAGGCGCACTGCTTTCGCTCAACGGCAGGGAAGGCACCTTTAAATTTGCACCGACCGATGTCACGCCGCAGCTCGCTGTATCCGGCGTAATCGTCGTCGCAGCGATCTCCGAATACGCGCTCGATCTCACAGGCATGACAGGCACCTTCACCCCTGGCGATTGGATCCAGATTGAGAACGGACTCTATCGTGTCACGGTCGGAGCGACCGCTGCAGCCGGTGCTGCTACAATCGAAGTTTGGCCTAAGCCGCGCAGTGAGATCGTTGTCACTACTAGCACCGTCGAATACGCCGCGCCAGTTGGCATCTTTCGCTTGTTCGATTCGTTTGAATGGGAGATGGATGTCGCCAAGCTTTACGGTATCACCATCGGAGCAAGGGAGGCACTATAATGCCACGCGGACTTTCAACCGAAATTAAAGCAGCGATCGCGGCGGGCACCGTCCATCCTGTTTACCTGGCTTTCTTCGACTTCGATGGCGGCTCAATCCGCACCTGGACGGGCGATGGTGATCTGTCTTACGACTCCGAAGCGTGGAGCAGTCATGGTATCGTCAATCAATGGCCGCTGGTCACTGAAAGTATCGATTTGGTTGCCAATAATATCACGCTCGAACTGTCGGGAAATTTTGGATACGCAGTCGATATTGCAGACCCGGCCAAGTATCGCGCCCGGGCGTGTGAGATCTATATCGGTTTCCTTGATTCCAGTGGGGCCCTTCCAGCGGCCAACGTTTACAAAATCTTCAGCGGGCGCATGGCCGTGGTCGGATTCGTTGAAGATGGCGAGGCCGATGGATATAGCATCACGGTCGAATCCCGTCTAGTGGATTTGCAGAAAGCTAAGACTGTGCGCTATACGCATCAATCACAGCTGCAGCGATTCCCCGGGGATCGTGGGCTCGAGTATGCCGGGGCGGCTCAGAGTGCCTTGTTCCTTTCGCGTGGTGAAACACCCGATCAGCCTTTTTCGCGTAAGATTGTTTACGGCACCACGCCTGTGGATGGAGCGCCTGTCTTTATTTCGACCTCTGGCAGTGGTTCGCGCTATCTGAATCTCGTGGTCGCCTTTGCTGATCATGAGTGCGATGCTATCGAGCAACTATGGCTTGACGATCGGGCCGTGCTGAGCGGTGGGTCCGTAGCCGGTGAATTTGTGGGGGTGGTCGATTACTATCCGCATCTGGGCACTGACTCGCAAACGGTTGATACCGCTCTGCAGGCCGAGGTCACCAGCACTGTCTGGACAAATGATCATCGGCTCCGTGGCATCACTTATGTCTATCTTCGGATCCTCTATTCTGAAGAGCTTTTTGGCACAGATGCTCCCGCCGTGGCGGCACGCATCCGAGGTAAGAAGCTCTATGATCCACGCACCACCACGACCGCATTTAGCGAGAATGCCGCGCTCGCTGTGCGTGATTATCTGCTCTCTGAAAACTACGGTTTCTCTGGTGGCTCCGCTGAAGTCGACGATGCGTCGGTTTCAGTTGCGGCCAATGATTGCGATTACCTAGTTGCGAAAGCGGATGCCTCGACTGAGAGACGCTACACCGTCAATGGCGTGCTCGATACCGCACTCCCGATCGGTGAAAATCTAAAGCGCCTGCTCGACGCGATGGCGGGCAAGCTCAGTTATCTGGGTGGTGTGTTTTCTGTTTATGCGGGCAACTACTCGCTGACCTCGTTGTCTGTCTCCGATGGTGTGTTGGTTGATGGGCTGAGCTTTCGTAATCGCAATCTTCGCCAGACTTACAATGGTGCTCGGGGGCTCTACCGCACGCCTGCACTCGACTGGCAGGAAGAAGACTATCCAGTCTATCAAAATGTCGCGGCGCTCGCTGCTGATGGCGAGACACGTTGGCTCGATCTTCCGTTGCCGATGACCACCTCAGCGTCGCGTTGCCAGCGCATCGCCAAGATCAATGTCATGCGTAGCCGGGCCGCTCGCATGGTCAGCCTCAGTGCGATGCTATCCATGCTGGAGATCCGTGCCGGGGATGTTATCTCACTCACCACGGCCAAGAGTCAAATCGGCTCTGTCGTTTATGAGGTGCGCTCGCTGAGTATCGTGCTCGGTTTGGATCCACGGCTTGAGCTCGAACTTCTTGAGGTGGCCTCAACTGATTATGCCTGGGATGAATCGACCGAAGAATCCGAGTTGACCGTGCCCGAGGAACCGGCTGATTCGATTCTCGCATGGACGCTTGCCCGCCTGGCATCGCCAAGCGCAACGCCCGGGAGTCAGACTTTTAATACGGGCTTTAATGTCACCGTCTCACACAACGAAACCGGGGTCACATGCCGTTATACAACCGACGGTTCCGAGCCCACGGAGAGCGATTCCTCTGTCGCCGATGGCGGCACTGTCGTAATCGGCACGTCGACCACCACGCTCAAACTCAAATCATTTCAAAACTCAGGATCACTCACTTCCGAAGTGATCACCTACGAGTATACCTACAACGCGCCGACTGATTTATCGACGAAGCCTGCAGAACGATGGGCGGCGTCTGGGGGCCAGCCAGAGGTTCATTGGTATATAGGAGGGAGCTTAAATAATTTAACTTTGAAAGCCTCTAATAATGGTGGGTCAAACTATACAACCTTAACCACGGACGGTGATGTCGGAGAGACGTTTGATTCAAACCATTCGGTTCCTGAGAGTTGGGCGCCGAGTGATTATCGAGCATTCACGCAAAAGGCTGGGTATTTAGATTCAATTGTTGCTCAGATGTCAGATCGGGCAATCCCGGCGATGGGATACATCGAAGATGACAATACTGCAAGTCCCACGACTAACTACCTGAGGCTAACTGCCTGGGCAACTAATGGTAAGCTTTGGTATCGCTGGAGGCGGCGTTATTATAGCTCTGGAAGCTATGGGAATTGGAACAGCTGGAGCTCATGGAGCGTCGAAGATTCAAGTGTGTCGTGGGGGGAGACTTACAACTATGTAATGTCTTATAACAACACCTTTGGTTCAAGGTATGAATATCAGCGCGAATTTTACGTTGAACAGTCAGGGTTTCAAAACTCGTATATTACTTTCGCAAATGGGGATGTGTTTTTTCATTTTAATGAATATGTTGAGATTCAGTATCCTTAACTCTCGAAGAGTGCCTTTGCTTTTGCCTTCGCTTTTCGCGCTAGATCCCGCGCTTTGTCCTTGTCCGTTTTCATCGCGCCCCAGATGCCTGATCCGCATGCGTCAGTCCACTCAATCTCCGAGTAGGTTGCCGCTTCTGCTTTCACGGTTGAGCCTTTGTAGTGGCTGAAGAATGTCTTAGGCTCATTCATGTGCCCGGTGTTATTGATCGTGGTCTCGAGGCCGAAGTGATGGAATGAGTAGGTGCCGAATGAATGCCGTGTCAGGTCACGTGGCCACGGGCTTGGTATGTCTACCTTGTCAGCGATCGCACGCCGCATCTTTTTAAAGTTGCGATGGTTGACCGGCATCACTGGCCCCACTCGCTCAGCTTTCGGCACCGCCTCCAGCCAGCTCCATAGGTTGGCAAAGCAATCATGGATCAATCGCGGGTGTCGGATCTTTGAGACTGCAGCGCGGATTTGGATTGTGCGAGCGGGCAGGTCGATGTCGCTCCACTGTAGTCGCTCCTTATTGCTGTCCACTGGCACCATCTCCTCGGGGCGAACCCCGGCGAACCACTCAATGGCAAAGCCAGCCTGAAAGCGGGCGGGGGTATTATACATGAATGCGGCCACCCGATCGGGCTTCGCAATCGTCACCCGTTCCTTGTCCGTCTTATCCGTCCGCAGTTTGATTCGGCGAAACCACTCAGGGCCAGCCCATTGGCGCTCAGCCTCAGCCGTCCATCGAAAAAACGCGATCACCACCGCCATGTAAGAACGCACACTCTCACTGTTCGAGTATCGAGCGCGGGCGGCTCGCGAAACATCCACCGGCGAAATATCAGCCAGCCGAGCTGAAGATCCGGCCACCTTTTCAAAGAAGCCCAGGAAGCGTTTAAGGTTCTCCAGGCTAGAGGACCGCCCCCCTGCTAGATCCTGCGCATCGATGTAGAGTTTGATCGCTTCACTGAGCGGTGGGGCTTCCTGAGCCGTTGACCGCATGGCTTTCAACCCGGCCTCAACGATCGCCGCCGCATCGACGCCTAGAGCAGCAGCCGCGCCTCGGGCTTTGCCGATCAGGATTCGTTCCTCGGCTGAAACAGCCAGCGAAGGATCCAGCGCTTCCCATCCGTGCTGCCTGGCAAACAATTCCGCATCGATCTTTTTTTCAAAGTGCGAAGTCTTCCGGGAGTTGCTTTCCCAATAAATGACCCGATGCGGTTTTTTTCGACCGTCGATCTTGAGTATTCGGGTTTTCCTTGGGCGTGCCATTTGGTATCACAAGAACCGTTTATGCCTCTGGGATCAAAGAAATAACCAAAAACTTTTTGAATAAGCGAAATTGTAGGGTGGCGTCGGATCACAATAAAACCCGCTCTACCAGTGGTAAAGCGGGTTAAACGATTGGTCGGGCCGACAGGATTTGAACCTGCGACCCCTTCACCCCCAGCGAAGGGGCAATGTCTTTACTGTAGGGGCTTGGCTTGTTTTTCGGTATCGCTAGGAACCGCTTATGCTGTCCGTTGGCAACTGTTCGGTGGAATCGAACAGTTGAGCTACTCGCTTTCTGGGTTCATTCGCTGGACTGATTCGGCGAAGTTTTCGGGCATCTCTAGGAGGTCTTGCGCTGGGTCGAGTTTTTCAGTTGGGTTAGTTGGAGAGCTGGTGGTGTAATGGTGTCCATCGTGTGGCGATCTTTGGGAGATTGTCCAGGTCGAAGGTATCCCATTGGATCTTCTGGAATGTCTGTCGATCCATTTCGTAGAGCAGCCCTGGTAGTTCTATGGCTTGTCCGTAGGTGTCGTGGCCTGACAGGTTGATTTTGATGTCGAGTAGCTCGATTGTGGGGTAGTTTTTGTATGCCGCGGCGGTGGTGTCTTCGATGGTCATTAAAAACCAGTGATAGCTGCTCGGGAATTTTTCAGTGATGGTGAGCTGCAGGGTATCGATATCGTGATAATTTGGACCGCGCTTTAGGGTTTTGATACCTGGGATTTCTTTGCGTAGCTTCTGCTCGGGGCTGAGTTCGCGGTAAGCTTTGAGTTCGGCTTGCTCAGTGATGGCTTTTGTGGCTGCTTGTTCGCGTTGTTGTTTGCCTATCTGGAAGGCGCTTATGCAGATGAAGAGAAACAGGCAGGGGATTGCGATGAGGAAGGCTTTGAATTGATCGGTCATTTGCCTTTTTTGAGTGGTGGTGGGAGCTTGTTTGCTTTTTTGCGCCATGCGGCTGAGCGCACGAGGACGGTGATGTTGAGGCGGAAGGGCTGGCCTTTGGCGGGGATTTCGCAGGAATGCCAGCGGGCATCGAGGGCGGGTTCCATTCGCATGAGGGCGGCTGTGTATTTGGAGAGGTAGCCGAGGTGGTAGTTGCGCTCCTGGTAGGTGGCATCTACGGCGATGGCATTTTTGTCGTATTTGTTGTGGGGTTCGCGTCGTAGTTGGACGCTGAAGCCGGGCTTGTCGCCGTAGAGCATGAAGGGCTTTTGCCCCTTGCGGTGGTGCAGGCCGACGACTTCTTCTTCGGCACTGCCGACTTTCCAATCCTTTGACCAGTCTTTGCCTGGCTGATAGCGGAGGTAGTTAAATCGCTTCCAGTGGTCGAGCCGATACCATTGGCCTTTGGGGGCTTCGAGCGCTTCTTCGCAAATTAGAAATTGGAATTCTGCGGTTCTGGGTGGTGGGCTGAATCGTGATTTTAGGAAAGTCCACATCGCGCCAAATATTAAAAACTTTTGGTTATTTGTCGAATATTGATTTGATCAATACGCGCTTCTCGCAGAAGCGATAAGGGCATCTTATAGTTTCTAGTGCGGGCTTCACCTGTGCTGGAAACTGTATCAAGTTATGCCCGGGGGCGTCTTTTACGCTGGTTTGTCTTCGGCGTTTGTTTTTTTGCCGGTGTAAGGTTCGGGATCTTCGGCGGCTTGTAGCTCTCTGAAAATGTCTTCTGGTTTGCGGGTTGCCATATTGCGGAGTGTGTCGGTTGCCCAGGTGCGAATCTTTTTGTCTGCACGATGGGCGGCTTCCTCGATGGCGTCGAAATCCTCGGATGAGAATTCGAGCGTGAGCGCATGGGCGATCTTGGTGCCTTCTGTTTCGCGGATGCGATCGGCTTCCATTAAGCGCTCAATTATAATCACTGCTTTGTTTGGTATGCCACGGTCAGTTGATAGCCAGTTGTTTACTGTCTGCGTGGCAGCTTCGCATTGATCTGCCAGCCATGCCCTAGTGCGGTTGTTTTCTTTGAGCCAGTCTTTGACGTCGTCTTGTTTCATTATTCAAAACTTCCCCAAATGGGTAACTTTTGCAAGTTTTTTCGATAATGGGTTTGACAGTAACCCGTAATGGGTAAATGCATTAACCCATGAAAACGCAAATGGATATAGATTACGGCTCTTTGGGGTTTGAGGCGTTGGTTACGATCTTTGAGGTGGCTGATCTGTTGGGGGTGACTCCGAAGGTGGCAACGGAGATGTATCTGCGCAGCGAGGCTCGAAAAATTAACAAAGAGGTGGCTGCTTAAGATGGCTTACTTGCTGATCGCTTTTTTTGTCTGTGTGGCTCTGTCGATTCTCGGCTGTGAGCTGCGTGGGCTATGGCGGGCGGCGGTTGCTTGGTTGGAGGGGCGTGCTGAAAGGCGCTTGCGGTCGCAGCATCGTGCGGTCCGGATGGGAATTCTTAAAGCGGAGGATCTGGACTGATGAGCGTGGTGCTGACAGAGCGTGATCACGCAGTCGCCGATTTGGTGACGCGGCAAGTCTTGGCTGCTTTGGAGGCTAAGCAAAGCCCTCGAGTGAGTGGTCAAGTGGCTGCTGAGCTGCTCGGTATTTGCTATCCAAATTTTAAGAGCCGGCACGTCGATGAGGGTGACATTTTTTATATCCCTGGCACGAAGCGTTTTTGGCGTGATGATGTGCTGGAGCTGAAGCGCAAACGGGAGGGCTTGGGGCTATGAAGAAGAAATTAACTGCAGGGCGGCGTGCTCGTATTGTGGAGATTCTTGAACCGCTTGGCGACGGGGTGAGCATCGATGTGAAGGCGCGTAAGGTTGAGAAGTGCTTGGGTGAGCCGTGCTCGTATAAGCAAGCGCTGAGCTTGTTGAGCCAGTTTCGGACGGGGAAGCGTCCCGGTGGTAAGTCCCCCGCTGAGATCGAGCATGAGCGTTTTCTAAAAATGAAGGCACAGCGCAAAGATGCGTATTAGAATTTCGGATACAAAACTAACAATAAAAATAAAGGAATATCATGGGTAAGAAAATATTAACTTCTAACTTTTACTGTTATGATTACTGATCTAGAATTAATTGATTCGCCGAGTGTGGGGACTGCTGTGGTGCGTTGCTTTCGGGTGCGGCTGGGCTCTGAGGTGGTTGGTATTATTGGCTCTGAGGATAATAAGATATTGGCTGTGTGCGCGCATCGTTTGTCTGGTCAGTTGTCGGCTTGGTTGTCGGCGATTGACACGGGTGAGGCGTTTACGCAGTGCGCTGGTTTGCAGTGTGTGCTGGGCGTGGGGTATGTGTATGCGAGCTATGCGGGGGCAGAGTGGATCACTGGTCTGCCGCGCCTGATGCGTGAGCTGCAAAAGGTGGTGCGCCCTGTGCTGCTTGGGGAGCCGGAGCTTTTGATGGTGTCGTCCACGAATCGCTCGAATGGGCACGGATCTTTTAAGGATGGGGGTGCGGCGTGAGGAACATGTCTTTTTGGCTGACTCAGGCTCAGTTTATGGATCGCTCAAAGAGAGTGACTCGGCGGCTGGGTTGGGAGAACTTGAAGGTGGGGGATCGGCTGATGGGCTGTGTGAAGTGCCAGGGGCTGAAGCCTGGTGAGCAGATCGAGCGTCTGGGTGAGATCGAGGTGGTGTCTGTTCGGCGTGAGCCGTTGGAGCGTATGGTGAAAGATCCTGATTATGGTTGCTTGGAAGCGACTAAGGAGGGTTTCCCGAATCTGTCGGGGGGGGGCTTCGTTGATATGTTTTGCGGGGAGATGAAGTGTGAGCCGTGGGATGAGGTGACTCGGATCGAGTTTAAATATGTGGGGATGTGTGAGTGTCCTGAATTAACGAAAGAGTAAATAACTATGATTCAAATATTCAATTTCCCGTGGCAGGTGTGTAAGGCGCTTGCTCATTTCGCTTCGAAGGATGCGTGTCGAGTGGCGCTGCAGTGTGTGGCAATGGAAATACAGGAGAATCGGCTGATTTTCTGCGCGACGGATGGGACTCGATTGATCGGCATGGTTTATTATGACGCTGAGTATATTTTCGCAGGTGATGAGCCGTTGAAAGTGGCGATCCCTTTGGTGTTTATCAAAGAGATGGGTGAGGCGAAGCTAGGCACGAAGCTGGAGAATGCGGTGCTGACTGTGGAGCTGCTCGATGAGGACACGGGGCAATGCCAGCTGGAGCTGGAGGCGCTCCATAAGCAGATGTCTTGGCGGGCTCGGTCGAGTGATGAGCTGTTCCCGAATTGGCGGGCGATTTGTGATGCGTCGGTGCAATTGCGTCGGGGATCGGGTGCTCTGAATGCGGACTTGATGGCGGATATTTCTAAAGTCTGGAAAACGTTGGGAGAGTTTGGCGTGCCGAGTGTGGCGACGTATTGCACGGATGATGCATCGGCGGTGTATGTGCGCTTCCTTAAGGATGACCGGTTGTTTGCGTTGGTCATGCCTCTGCGCGTGGATGAGGAATTGTTCCCGGTGGTGAGCTGGCCAGACTGGGCCTGTGGCGAGCCTGGTGTGGGCTTTAATTTTGATAAGCCTGAGGATGATGCAGCGGGCGGTGACGACGATCTGGATCCGCTGATTAGTCAAGCGACGGAGCTATTGGTGCGCACTCAGCGTGCATCGACTGCGAGTCTGCAGCGGCACTTGCGTATCGGCTACAATCGGGCGGCTCGTTTGCAGGAGCAGCTGGAGCAGGCTGGTATCGTCGGCCCCGATAATGGTGCGACGCCGCGTGAGGTGCTGGTGACTGAGGTGCCAGCGGATGATTCTGATGAAGGGGGTGAATCGTGAGTTTAGTGATCGGAGAAGTGAAGACTGAGGCGACTGGCTTTGGTGCGCCTCGGGAGGATGCGTTCGTTTCGAGGGTGTATCTGTCGGAGGGTGCTGAAGGGTTGCGCCATGCATATGGGCCGTCGTTTGAGGCGGCTGAATCTAATTTAATGACGCGCCTGGATGTGGTCGCGGAAGTGGGGGATGTGAAATGAGAAAATTGCCTGAAAATTTTGTAGTGATCGACCTGGAGACGACAGGGCTTGATCCTGAGTCTTGCGGGATCTTGGAGATCGGTGCGGTGGATGCATCGGGCCGGCGGTTCTATCGCCGTGTGGCGTTGGGGCGTGATCGCCGTGTGGATTGGCCAGCGTTGCAGTGTAATGGTATTGATGTGCTTGATCTGGGCTTGGGTGTTTCCATTGAATCGGCATTGATTGACTTGGTTGATTGGTTGCATGCTGGCTGTGCTGGCATGTGGATTCTGGGGGGGAAGAATCCGCAGTTCGATTATGGATTTCTTGAGACGAATTGGCCGGACTCGGTTTCGTTGAATCTGTCGCAGGTGATCAGTCGGCGCGTGGTGGATTTGCATTCGTTGGCGTATGGCCACGCGATGAAGTCGGGGATGGATTGGTGTGCTGAGGGTTTTAGCACGGATGATATCTATGCAGAGTTTCATTTGGGCAAGGAGCCGATGCCGCATAATGCGTTGCGCGGTGCGGTCCACGAGATGGAGGGCTTTCGGCGGTTGACGACGGATTGGTGTTCTTTGGGGGAGTGTGAGGATCCTAAATTTGATCAAATGATCGACGGGTTGACTCGTGAGTATCTAGCCGAGGGGGTTTCCGCTTAATGGGCGGCGCGGATCACATCACTAAGCTCTATGAGTTGCTGGGTGCCGAGGTGGTGCTGCTGCAGGTGCCTAAGGGCAAGAAGGGACCAGTGTCTAAGGGCTGGCAGAGTGTCCAGTTTGCGGAGACGCAGACGGAGGAGTATCAGAAGAAGCTGGCCAAGGGGAATGTGGGTGTGTTGCTCGGTGGGCCATCGGGTGGGCTGTGCGCGATCGATATCGATGATGATGAGTTGATGGATGAGTTCTTCTCACTGAACCCGGGGCTGCGTCAGTCGTTGGTGACTCGTGGTGCACGTGGTGTGCAGATCTGGATCCGATGCACTCGCGATACGGAGGCTGAGGCGCGGGGTATGGACTCGGCTCCTTTTTATTCGGCGTTGAAGTTTGCTGATCGTCAGGTCGAGAATGAGGCGACGGGTGAGATGTCTGTGATGTGTTTCGGCGAGTGGCGCAATGAGGGTCGTTTGGCGACTGGTGAATATCGGGGCTTTCAGTCGATCGTGTATGGTAAGCATCCGGATGGGGTGGATTACACTTTCGTGAATGAAGCGCCTGTGCGTGAGGTTTATTTTCGCGAGATCGCGTGGCCTGCTGGTTTGTTGACTCCCTGGGAGGATGAATGGCTGAAGCGGTTGGAGGTGACGTTTGGTGATCCGTGGACGGCGTCGTTTACTCCCCTGGGTGAGCTGAAGGAAATTAAGGCGATGTGTGAGCCGTATTGGGCTGGTCGCTTCATCTATCACAATCACGTAATTTGGGAAGAGAAGGAGGAGCGTTTCTATTTTTATAACTCAGAAACGGGGTGCTGGGATCATATCTCTGAGCAGGGGATCCAAGTGAAGCTTGCCGAGATGATGTTGACGATTTCGCGTGAGCTGGGGCATCCCGTGTTGCGGGGCACGAAGTTTCGTAGCTCGGCGAAGCTGGGCAATGTGATTACCTGGTTGAAGGGCTACACGGGTAAGCATGATGTGTTTAAGATCAAGCTGGGCTTGGTGCATCTGCGTAACGGGATGCTGGATCTGACTGCGGATCAGCCAACGCTCAAGCCATTCTCACCGTATTTCTATTCGCGCAATCAGATTCCAGTGAACTATGACGGCGCGGCTGAGTGCCCTACATTCACGAAGGATCTGCTTGAGCGGGCGTTGCCTGATGAGGATATAGATCTGATTACGCGTTGGGGTGGCCAGCTGCTGCTGCAGAAGAATGTGACGCAGATGCTCATGATTCTGACCGGGACTGCGGGCGCTGGTAAATCGGCGCTGATGGAGGTGTTCCAGCGTATGATCGGTGAGGAGAATTGCGAGCAGCTGCGCACAGAGATGCTGCTCGAGCGTTTCGAGGTCGGCTCTTACCTTGGTGCGACGGCGTTGTTCGGTTCTGATGTCCCTGGCTATTTCCTGATGCAGAAGGGCGCTTACGTCATCAAGTCGTTGACTGGCGGTGACCTGATCAAGGGTGAGGTCAAGGGTGTGCGTGAGAAGGTCTCCATGCGTGGTGATTTCAATCTCGGGATTACATGTAACTCTCGGCTGAAGCTGGATCTCAATGCGGATGCTGGGGCGTGGTCTCGCCGCCTGGCGATCATTCATGTCGCTTGCGAGCGTCCTGAGAAGCCGATCCCTAATTTCGCGCGTTGGCTGTTTGAAAACGAAGGATCAGGGATTTTGAATTTGTTGATCGAGGGTGCTATCAAGGTGTTGGCGACCCAGAGCATCAAGTTGACCGAGCGTCAGGCGGGTATCGTTCAGGATCTACTCGATGAGTCGGATTCGCTTCGCACGTTCATTGGTCGCCGTGTCACGCATTCGTCAGATCGTAATGATGATATCAGCAGTGAGGAAATGGTGAAGGCATACTTCGAATACTGCGAGGCCCGTGGTTGGGAGACGGGGTCACAGCGTCAGATCGAATTGAAGCTACCTGATCTCATGCTTGAGAAATTTAAAGCCGCTAAGAGTAACTCCGTCGAACGCGAGGGCAAGGATCAGCGCGGGTGGAAGAAGGTGAAATTCATTCAGGAGGAGGATATTATCGATGTCTAGTCGGCCTCCACAAAGCATGAAGTCTCGCATGGATAAGATGGATCATGCGCGTCGTTATCTGAAGACGATCTCGAAGATGCCGATGGGCCGCTCGGTGGTGGAGTATGCTCCGCCGCTTACTCGTGGAGAGGTGCTCGATATAGCATCGGAGATTCTGCGGGTGTCTTTAACCCCCGACCCAAAGGGTCGCTATTATTTAACTTGCCCAGGAGCAGGTAGTCACAGCGGCGGTAAGAATGCGCGGCGTGACTGTGAGTTTATGCCCGATGGAGCGCCTACGTTGCGTTGCTTCCATACGTCCTGCGAAGGGGCACGTGATGAGCTGAATCGCTCGATTCGCTCTGCCTGCGGCAAGGCTAAGGTGAAGCAGTTTACTGACTTTCAGGCCCGCGCAACCAAAGCCGCTGAGGCGCTATTGATCGGTTATGATCTGAGCGATGATGAGGCCACTGCGCTGCTCAAGGAATGGGCGCGGGGTTGTGAGCCTCAGATCCCCTCTGCGGACTTGTCCGCTGGATTTAAGAGCGCGAAGCGCTCCTACAGTAGAGCTGACGCTAACAACGTCGGATGTCTCCTGCAGGGCCGCTCGATGCCCGCACGCCTCACCTCCCCCCGACCCCCTCAAGGGGGGAAATTGTCAGTTGTGTCGGCGCAGGGCTCTGTAGCTCAGGCAAAGCCACAGGGGGGTGTCGGCCTGCAGGAGCCAATCTATGTCGGTGCGCTTGGGCGGCTCGCAAAGGAGGCGAGGGCGATGGTTGAAAATTACCAGGAGAATTACGGGAATCGACCGCATACGATTTTAGTTGGCACCAGCTATGAAGGTAAGGTGCCAGCTCAGCTGGTTGGGATACCAGCTGAGCGCTGGAAGGGGCGCGGCCATTCAGTCGTAGGGTAATAA